ATATTAATGATAGTGTTAGCAGACTGATTAGCCTTGAATTCATCTATCTTGGTACCATTCTTCTGAATAGTAAGAGTGCCATTGTTTACTGTTGGGATATCACTTGCAGCAGCGATACCAAGGTCTGACAAAGACTTATTACCTGTCAGAGTAGTACCGTTTATCTGAGGCTTGTTCTCTAATGCGTTGTAGTTAGAGGTGCCACCGCCGCCACCGCCGCTGCCTCCTGATAAGCTTTTACCGATTAAAATATCAAATAAACTATTCATAAGATGTACGTCCTTTCAACTTTATTTAATAGGTCAGGGAGTTTGTAACACCCAAGTACCCTCAGAGTTATAAATGTATATCTCAGAAGTAGATATTATCCAGGCTATCGAACCTTGTGATATCTTGTATTTAGCATCATCTATACTGAAATAATAGGGATCATCGGGTAAATCACTTGCTGAATCAGCAAACAATTCATATACATTGACACTCGCTGTACCATCCCACTTTATGTGATGGTTCTTAAATACAGTCACCACTTGATTCACCTGCTCTCCGAGATAAAAGTCTTTTCTTTATATAAGGTTGATAGGACAAAAATAGACCGCAAGCTTAATTAGCCTGCGGTTTGTTGTTTTCTATTCTCGCTATTATTGCAGTATATCGGTCCAAGGTGATTATCCCTCGGTCAAGTAGTGTTTTTGCTATGGTCTTATGCATAAAGATTTCAAATGATTCTGATTTGGTGGTCATACCAACACTTCCTTTCACTACCTATAACGATTGGAAATTCTGATGTTAAATATGTTTTATTTGACAAAGTAGTATCGGTATAGTATAATTAAAATAAGTAGGTGATGATATGGACATATATAATGTCGCAAATATGCTGAAATTACAGCATAAAACCATACACGACATAGAATTAAGAGTTACGTATTATGCAAGAGTTTCCACCACAAGGGAAGAACAAGAGGGATCTATTGAGCATCAGATAGAATTCTTTACTGATATGATTAAAAGGAATCCTCATTGGACATTCATAGAGGGGTATGTTGATAGAATCAGAGGTGAATCAGCGGCTAACCGTGAGAACTTCTTACGGATGATAGATGACGGTAAAGCAGGTAAGTTTGACCTTATCCTCACGAAAGAAGTATCAAGGTTCGCAAGAAATACTATTGATAGTCTGACCTATACAAGAGAACTACTGCGGTCGGGTGTCGGAGTTTATTTTCAGAATGATGGTATCTGTACTATAGATACGGATTCTGAGCTGAGACTAACTATAATGTCAAGTATCGCTGCTGATGAAGTAAGAAAGCTATCTGAGAGAGTACATTGGGGTCAGAAACGGTCTATTGAAAGTGGCAGAGTTATGGGTAATAATCGGCTTTACGGCTACAACAAAGTTGACTGCAAGCTCATTATTGTTGAAAAAGAAGCTGAGATGATACGACTAATATATCAACTATACTCTACTGGTGATTACAGCACACGCAAAATAGCTAATATTCTGAAAGACAAAGGATATAAGAGCAGAAGTGGTACGTATATATCACCTAACACCATCTGCGGTATCTTGCAGAATCCTAAATATAAAGGATATTACTGCGGAAATAAAGTCAGAATTATTGACTATCGAACCAAACAGCAGAAGTTTCTTCCAGAAGATGAATGGGTCCAATTCAAAGATGAATCAGGGGAAATTGTACCTGCGATAGTATCAGAAGAACTCTGGGATCGGTGCGATTCCATATTCAAAGAGCGTAGTATCGCTATCAAGAATCACGGTCGGTCATTTAAAGACAGATCACCACTGACAGGAAAGATATATTGTGCTGCTGATGGTTCTGCGTACTGGAGAACATCATATTCCAATAGTACTCAAAAAGGAAATACTACGTATCAATGGATATGTAGTTCAAAAAAGAAAGCAGGTGCTAAGTCCTGCAAGTCATTTGCTATTATGGAATGGGAACTATACGGTATACTATCAGAACTATTCAAAGTATTAGTCTCTGATATTGATAAGTATGTTGATGATTTCATTGAGATATACAAGCAGACTGCTCCTGACAATAGGTCAGAAATCAATAAGCTGAATCAGCAGATTCAAGCTTTGCACTCTAAAAAGTCAAAACTATTAGACTTGTATATGGATAATTCCTTATCAAAAGAGGATTTCACATTCAAGAATAATGAGCTTGATGCTGAGATAAAAGAACGTACAGAACTATTACAGCAATTAGAATCTTCTGCTACAAGTCAGGAACAGGAACTAAAATCAATTGAATCTATAAGAAAAGCTATATTAGAAATCTTCAAGAATCCGGATGATTTAATATCCAAGGATTGTCTTGATGAATTAATTAAAGAAATTATATATAAAATAGAAATTACTCCGATAGATGATTCATCTATGAATATTGATATTATACTGCGTAATGGTAATACATCAACCACTCAATACAAAAAAGAATATCGTTGTTCTGACACCATCAAACATCTAATGATTCCACAACAACAATTTTCATTTGATAGAAACTCTATTCGCAGGCAGTATCATAAATTTAAAATTACATATTACATATCTGTATTTTGTTAAAAAGAAAGACCGTAGGATATAACCTACGGTCTTATTTATTACTCTATTGGGTCAAGAACATCAACCACACCACTCATAACATAGTTTACACAAGGCAAAGCTACTGAGTTTCCTAAAGCTTTATATCTTGCGGCATCAGATTCCTCTGCGGTCCAGTTGTCAGGAAAGCCCTGTAATCTTTCGCATTCAGCGGGAGTAAGCCTACGAACTATAGAATGCTTTGTTACTATCTGAGGATCTTTGTAGTCTCCTGCTGCTAAACATTGAGCGACTTCTTCATCTTGATGCATAAAACAACCTACGGTAGAAGATATAGCTGCATCATCTACATATAATGGCATATTGTTACCGCCCATACCCATATTGGCGGCTAACGTAGGACACACACCATCCTTACACTCTTTCCAGCGACAATCTTGACCGTGGTTATCTATGAGAACACCCATCTGCTGATTAGATACAAGTGTAGGTGATTTTTCTTCTGTGTAGGGTAAATGTGGAATTCCAGGGCCTACTTGATATGCGAATCCTGCTACTAAGGTTTCAGATCCACCACCTACATCACCACCAGATGCTTTCAAAGTAGCAAATTTACCCTCATCATAATCTGCGAATCCGCCCCCCGCATATGGGATCTGCTTATTATACTCTACTACCTGCGGAGGTTCACCTGCTGTAAGAGTAGGTGCTACCTTTTCAGAATAGCCTATGCCTCTTGCGGCATCACCCTGTTTGCCGAGGAATGTGGCACAATCAGACGTATCTTCAAGAATACAAGGATATCCCTGACCAGGTTTGCCACCACCTGTAGTTAAAGCTTGTGTGTGATCTGAAAGCCATACAGCAGCATCACCATTCTCATGAACAGCATAAGCAACAGCTGGTCTATCAATAGTAGTAAGAGTATATGCTACATCTTCTTTCCACCCTTTACCGTTGCAACCTGCGGTATCAGCTCTATCAATACAATTACCTTGTATACAATAAACTGGTTCAACTACAACATTACCACCTTGATTGCACGTAGGATTAGTACCAGAAGTATCTAATGTCTTTGATACATCGGCTTTATAAACCCCACTATTGGGATTATCAGACTTCATACAATTAGAAGCCATAGAACATATTCCATATACTTCTTTATCGGCACTATCATCTACAATGACAGGAGTATGACCGTGGGTCTCTGCTCTTAATGTACCAGTTATATTCTCAGATACATCCATTACGCTACCGCCCTGGTCATTTAATACCACATAAGCTTTATTTGAACCGCTTGTACCATTAGCTGCGGTCAAGGTAGGTGATACATCTTCCATTATTTCAGCATTCACTTGTTGTGTCGCTACCGCTAATGGTTTTACTTCTCCGAGTTTGCTATCTGCTGCTCCAATGCTACTTTCAGTCTTTTGGGGAGTTCTTTTCCACGGGACTTCGCTCTGCGGAGTATGCCTGCGCAGGCTTTCGGACTTAAATAATATTTCTCCTGCACGTTGTCCTGTAAAATCGAGGACAAGGTAGATTCTACGGCGTCTCTGGGGGACTCCCCAATACTGAGCATCGAACAATCTCCATGCGAGGGAACCTTTGTCTGCCACAATCTCCCCTGCGTTTGTCCACTTCTCAGGTCTAAGTGTAGGAAGTTTTTCTCCCAGAAGTCCAAGGAATTCTGAGAGGACACAGTTGAAGTCATCTCCGTTGTTTGAGCTGAGAGCTCCTTGGACATTTTCAAAGATAACAGCTTTTGGAAAGCATTCATTAGTCTTTTTCCTCATTTCTTTTATTATTCTTATGGCTTCTACAAACAATCCGCTTCGTGTAAATTCAATTTCTGCTCCGCATTTAGGGCAAGCATCATCTGAAAAGTCGATAGGATATACCGTTTTACACATAGGACACTGTTTGCTTATGCCTGTTTGAGCACCCGCCACGCTGAGATCAGTGCATGGGCTTCCAAAACTTATGATATCCACGGGTTCAATCTCTGCACCGTTCATCTTAGTGATATCACCATAATGTTTCATATTAGGAAAATGCCGCTTGGTGATTCTAATAGGTGCTTCTTCGATCTCAGAAGCCCATACAGGTTCTATTCCGTATAGAGATGCTATGTATTCAAAGCCACCTATACCAGAAAATAAACTACCTATCTTCATATATAAACACCCAACCTCCTGTATGATTTCGTTTATTATTTGCAACTTCTGATGCTTTTGAATAATTCACACCTGCAAACTTGGATGCAAGTAGCAAACTATCGAAAACACCATAGCACACACCATCCTTATACGCAAATGTCCTTCTTCGATTAAAATTAATCTTTTCACCCATAGCAACATAATTTCGTTTTGTACAGGTAGACATTAATTTCTTAAATGTAGGTGGATGGTGACTTTGTTCTTTATGTGTAGCCCATTCAAGATTCTCAACAGTATTATTACGTTTATTACAATCAATATGATTTACCGTAGGCTTATTCTCGGGATTTGGAATGAAAGCAGTCGCTACTAATCTATGAGCTTTGTAGGTATATCTAACACTATTGATACTAAATGTATATGTGTAGTACCCATATTTATCCGTATTGGGCTTTAAGTATTTATTAGAGCGAACACTATATAATCTACCATCGGATGATATCATATATAACCCATTAAACAACGGAGAAAACCTAACATCTGACACATTATCAACTCCAATCAAATTATAGTGTTGTACTTATATATAAGGTCTGTCTGCTTTTGGTCATAAAGTGGCAGACTTTTCTACTTACTATAACGATTGGAATTTTGAAGAAATGAAAAAACCTACAGCTTTTGTTATTGCTGTAGGTTCAATCTTGTGGTTTTAATCGGGTTTCCACCCATCATCGAGGTAGCATTTATAATGTTGGCTATTATCGTATCTGATTGTAGGTTCTTCTCTCAGACCAAACTCTATCTTGATGTCAGATATGATATCATCAGGGATGTTAGGATTCATATAAATGATAGGCTTTCCTTTATTTGAGAAATCCACTCTGCCGCGAGGGTAATAGTTATACGGCTTATTGCAGCCTCTTGGTTTTACATCAGGCCACAATTTCTTGTGGTTATAAGTATTCCCTGATTTAGCTATGCCATTTATATCATTCCCATAAAAAGGAAAAGCATATAATTCATCATCTATTACCCAAAAGACACCTCTTGATGGTTCCTTTGCCATTGATCTAATATAACGTTTCATAAAATCACCTCTGTAAAATATTCAAGGTCATATTAGTCCCAAATGGAAATAATCATCACCCTGCTCAATATATGCCTCTACCGTGATGTTATAATCACAGTCATCACATTTATCGAATCGGTCTTTGCATTTCTCACAATGCTCTTGCATAGCTAAGTTGTAAATGCAGTCATTGTAGGTCTGAAACCTTGCTTCCTTGATTCCATAGGCTTCAATTTCTGCCGCAACTTGTCTTGTAGCTTCATCTATAAGCCATCGCTTATAATCAGCTTCGGACATCCAATCAGAGACCCAATTATCTACTATTGTAGACCAACATCTCCACTCACCTGTCTGTGGGTGCTTTATGTTGCATCTTCCCATAATTATTTTCTCCCTCCTGTCCTTTTGTAAATGTTCTTTCTTTCATATTATTTATCTCCTTTAAAATCATCTTCATTCAGTGGGTAGAATCTTGTAGTATCAGAATCCCTACGGACTATCTTCTTACCTATAAGTTTTTCGGTTATAGGTATCTGTGTACCGTTAGATAACTGTATCTGAGCTTTCTTACGCAGAATTCTCCACGTATCTTCTCTGATAGTAAGTATCAGATCTCCATCAGGTGCAGTATTCTTATACTCCACTTCATTATAATCGTTATCATCGGTGTAGTCAAGTGGTTCATCATTCAGACACTTCTTAATGATGTCTATGGTGTAAGCTATGAATCCCGTGAACTGATTGCTCTTATTGAATGAATTGGTGAACTGAATGTATGGATATTCTGATGCGTACCAGCTATCTAATGAGCGATTGAAGTTATCAAACACCCATGACTTCTCACCATCAATATACTTTGACCGCAGCATAGCATTTGCTATGATCCCACGACTATATACTTCGATATTGATTTGCTCATCACTTATTGGTGTTATCTGAAACGATACTGCATAATCATTCTTGTATTCATGTTTCTTTGTCCAACCAGCGATTCCGACACCTTTGTCTACAGTTATGTAGGCTTTATCAAAGTGAACGGAGGATATCAGTGTTATTGAATCTCCTGCTCCGACTTCTATTGATGTGTCTTTGTAGTAGTCTGTTATCTGAGATAGCTGTTTGATTAAATAGTCTACCAAAGTTCTTTCTGAAATCTCCAATATATAAACCTCCGATTCATATTAATGTTTAAAGTGAGGGTTATTCATAACATCATAGTCTGTCCGCATATGTCTATTGCAAGGAATACACTTCCCAGAACCCTCTTTTTCTATACTATAAGGGTATTCCATATCAGGTGTGTCACATACTACCCAATAACCGTTACCCTTAAAATCTTCTGCGTATGCAATGTAACAAGGCTTGTTATTAATCTTGTCAAATGTTTGCGCTACCGTATCAGTGTATACTCCGATGAAATGATAACCATCTGAATACACACCATATCTAAGATCCCCCATATTTGAACCTCCAGTCCTATTTCCTTATGCTTCAACTTTATTGATGACAGCAGGCATTTCCTCATCAAACTTCATATTGATGTACATAGGAGCTACCCACTTTACTATGAGCTTTCTCTCATCGGAATCTCTCTTACCAACCCAGAAGTGATGAAAATGTCCTCTACGAGAATGTGGTCTTTTAGC